GGTACTCCTGCAGTACCAGTAGAAACATTACCGGAGTAGTTACCAGCTTGATTAATGAAATCTCGAACGCTACCAGCTTCCGCAGCATCTGTAAATTGTCTGAAGTGGAAAGAGAAGCTACCAGTTTTTGCTTGCTCATCTTGCTTACGTATAGCAGCGAAGTTACCGCGATCCATAACTACCAGCTCCGAGAACTGCTGAGGATCTGAGAAAGTAAAATTACCATCTTCGTAAGCTACTTCGAGCGTTACAGGAGTAGCAGTACCATCGAGGAGAGTAATAACTCCATCGCGCTTAGTCTTAGGGATTGTAGAATATGCCATGAGGGCCTCCGGGGATAATGATTACTATTTTAACCGATACGGCTAGATAGTGTGTAGGATATTGAACGATAGAGTAATGATTATATATTCTTGAGAATCTGTAACGGCTCTCTCGGAACCAGTATACCTAATGGAGAACTGATTATCCGTAGTGTAGGCTTCTAATACTTTATTGATAACGCTCTCTTCAGCATCTAGGCTAGCATCGTAATCGGTTGGATAGATATCCAGGGGCCTTAATCGATGAGAGAAGATAACCTGCATCGGAGTAGCAAGATATACTCCTACCGCTCTCCGTTGCCTCTCCTCCATTGCGGTAGAACTCGCTACGGAGATAGAGAAGGCCTTATGGGCTACTGTGTTCTCTGTTCTTCCAAAGAAGTCCGGAGTATGCTTCGATTCCTTGAAACCGGAGAGCTCTTCGATCTTCGAGGCTATAGCCTTACGGATGCTCGATAGGGATTGTCCCATTATCTCCTCCGGAACCTACGAGAGAAGCGACCCTGCCCATTTAAATAGATTACGGGCTGCTTGGCTACTCGATCCTCTGGGTTCGCGCTCTGTCCATCGTGATTGTGATCATAGATGAAGTTAATCCGCTTCCACTCATCTTTATATTGCGCGTAGTGCTCATTAGCGAGATCTAAGTATCTCCCGTTACTCTGTCCAAGAGAACTGTGGAAGTCCCGAAAGATATAATAGAGGGCTAGATTCTGATGAGCAGCTCGGAAGCTCTCAGCACTCATAACGAGATATTCGAGCCCTCCTCCTTCGGTTCGCATTCTCTGTATCATCGTATACCAAGCTTCATCGATATAAGTCTGGTAGCTGGTAAGGTTCGAGGGCCTTATATCTGCGAGCTGGGAGTACGTAGCTGTAAGATCTCCATCCGATACTACAGGATAGATCCTCCGGAGTACGAGAGCACACATTCTACGGAATATAAACTCATCTCCTACAATTGTAATCTTCCACTCCTGCAGGTATCCTTCTCCGAGGAGGAGCTCCGATCCCAGCTGCGAAGCAGGATGAACATAAGTAGGAATATTACCGGGAAATGAAGCAGAAGCATTATCCACCAATTTAGTTTGATCTGGTTTGTAGAGAGTGTAGCGTACTTCCGTAGGAACTGCGAGTACCCCATCTCGATAGATAGGTAAGGTTGTGGTATTGGCCTTCTCTCTCTCGAGGAGCTCTGGGATCTTAATCTGAGGAGCGTAAGGGGTACTAGTAGGCATTACATAATCTCTTTATAAAGTTCGATTCCCTTCTCTTTGAAGGCTTCGATAAATGATAGCATATCTTCTCTAATCTTGTAGTGCTCTTCCATCTTGCGCTTAATCTCTGGGATATGCTGAGCGTTCTGCATTCTTCCGATCGCTTTATTTTGTTGAATGGTTTCTAGCTCCCAGAAGTGAGGCTCGATAGGAAGGAGAGTACCATCTGCTACTAGAGAGCAGCTCCACTTAAGAAAAGAATCTCTATCGAAGGTCTTAATAACTCGGTTCCCTACTACGCGTACGGATTGCCACTTAGCGCAATGATAGTAACCTCCGCGTACTCGGTATTGATGCACGTACTGATACTTACCGGGATCTAAGTAAGTCCATCCTTTCTGCTGTAAGATACCGATACGGGAGCCCGGATTACCCTGCTCTCCTCGGATCTGATGAACTCCATTAACACCGGGGATAATACGCTCCATTCTGATATTTGGAACGAATACTCCGAACCGCTCTGTTTTTGTGCTCTTTCCCTTCGTTACCTCTTTCTCGAAGTAATGGAAGCTCCAGTTACTCGGATGCCATTTATAAAAGAAGGGGTGGTTAGGTTGCTCTGGGAGTAGATCTTGCTGCTTCGTTTGAACAGGAGCCCAGGGCTGCGGTGAATAACTCATTTTTTGTACCTCATTGTAAGTTAAAACGAGGGAAGGAGCAGAAGCCCCTCCCCATATTGGAATCCGTTAGGATTATACCAGAGTAGCGATCTCTACACCGCGATCGTCATCAATGATAGCGATCCCGATATAAGCGTGTCCTACGATACGAGTAAGAGCTTTAGTAGCATCGCGATCCATCTCTACCATAACTTCACCCATTTCCATAGCTTCTACAGCACCCGGAAGAGCAGAAGGCATGCCAGTAGCATAACCGATAGCAGCTGGAGCAAACATAGCAGCAGCGTAGTTAGAACCGTTATCAGTTACGTAAGAGCTAGTATAGATCTCAACACCCATAAAAGAGCCTTTATAGTGAGAACCTTTAGCAGAGAGAGCCTCGTAAGAAGCTGGAGCATAAGCAAGTGCGCTGTTCTGCTCTTGTCTGATGCTATCTTGCAATTCTGCGAACTGAGCAGGATGCAATACGCAAACATAAGGACCCGGAGCACCTTTATTAGTTCCAGCAGCTTCCAGAGCTTGAACAGCATCCAAGAAGATAGAAACAGTAAGAGCAGAAGCAGATCCTACCTGAGCAGTGAAACCACCGAATACAGCAGCTGTAAGCTTAGCGAAGAGAGCATCATAAGATTTAGAGATATGCTCTGCGATACGGAAAGGATCGATATCCTGTCCCATACCTGTCATAGAAGCAAGGTCTGTAATAGAGTAAGCAAGAGAATTACGCTTACATACGATATCTACGTGTCCATCTACGAGAGCCTTATCAGATACTGGGTTATCTTCGGTTCCACCGTTGAATTCAGAGAAGCCCGATTCTCCATCTAAAAACGCTTTACGAACACGAATTGTATCGCTGCCCATGCCATTTATAGATCCGCAGAAGTCTACGAAAGGAGTATTACGAAGGTTTACAGAATCCTTCAAAAGAAGTTTAATCTCAGCTGAGATCATTTGAGCAAGTCTTAAATCACCGACCAACCCATTATTAGTAATAGTTGACATTATTTTACCATTAGAAGAAAGGGGAATATTTAATTATCTGGGCTCTTCTGCTGTTTCGGGAGCGACCCTACCCATAAGAAGTATAAACGATAAAAACAGCAGTAGCAAGGATAAAAAAAACCCCTCGAGGAGAGCGAGGGGAAAGGCTCCGGGGAGGTACGGTACCAGAGCCTTTTTTAAGGGATTGCGAGGGATTAGATAGATACTACGATCTCAGCACCTGTAACATTAATAACAGAGCGAACTCGGAGATTATTGCTATCAGTAAGCTGTACTTCTACCTGAACCTTGTTACCGTTGCTGTCATAAGCTGAGCAGTGTACCAGCTTCTCACCGAGCTGATGATTCAAGGTTTGCCAAGTGTTAGCTGTCAAGTTCTGAGGAGCGAAAGTAGCTCGGAAGTCTGACTTCTGAACCAAGATCTCACCGTTGGTAACTGTTACCAAGTTACCAGCTGCAGAATCTGCAGAGATAGCAGCTTGAGCACGAGCATCTGTGAAGTAAAGGTTAGTAGAACCTTCTGCGATATCATCACTATCAGCAGTAAGAGCGATTACACCGGTAGAGCTATTGTAAGCAAGGCCAGCAGCATCTACGGAGATAGCACCGCGAGCACGAGCATCTGTGAAGTAAAGGTTAGTACCTTCGCTTACATCACTAGTAGAAGCAGAGAGAGAGTATTCTCCTCCATCGAAGCTAAGACCAGTACCAGCAGAGAACTCCGCGAAGATATCGCTTAAGAGTACGTTCATCACTCCATTAGTATCTTTACTTAGAAGCTGTACATCTTCAGCTCCAGCAGTACCTACAGTAAGAGCAGCACGAGCACGAGCATCTGTGAAGTACAGGTTAGTAGAACCTTCTGCGATATCATCAGAATCCGCAGTAAGAGCGATCTGTCCAGTAGAGCTATCGTAAGCAAGGCCTGCAGCATCTACAGAGATAGCACCGCGAGCACGAGCATCTGTGAAGTACAGATTAGAAGTACCTTCCGAGATACCATCCGTATCTACATCGAGAGAGAAGGTTCCGTTATTACCATCATAATCAAGGCCAGTACCAGCAGCAAAGAAGCCTCGGATCTCACCTTGATCAGCAGTAAATAAACCGGTAGAAGAGTTGAAATCGATACCGTTAGAAGCAG